GACGAGCTTAAATTATTATTGCGACTACGAAAATAGGGAGTTAGTAGTAACAATAAAATAGGAGGAAACACGATGAAAAAATACGTAGAAAAAAGATTAGATGACTATGAATTAATTGAAGGTTTTAATCTAGTAGAGTCTGTTATTTTTAGAGAAAATGGGTTCAACACTCCACAAGAAATATTGGAGGACTTTTCTGATTTATACAGAAAAAGTTGGTTGGCTAAGTTTTTAAATTCAGAAATTACTGGTATTGGAAATCAAGATAAGTTTGTAGAATATATTCAACAACATAAGGGCTCTCATTATTGTATAATTGGAGATTATGATGCTGATGGAATTATGGCAACAACTGCCATGAAAATTATTTTAGAGCAATATGGCGTTGCACAATGCGACTATATTATTCCAGATCGCTTAACAGATGGTTATGGAATTAAGAAAAAACATGTTGATAGAGCCTTAACACTAGGTACTGAAGTAATTATAACTGTTGATAATGGAATTACAGCAACAGATGTTGTATCATATGCAAAAGAAAAAGGATTAGATGTGCTTATAACAGACCATCATATTCCTGATTTAGAAAATATGCCTAATGCAGATGTAATAATTAATCCACATCTTACAGATAAGATGGAACACATTTGTGGAGCTATGGTAGCTTTAAAATTAGGAAATATATTGCTTGATACAAGCATAAAAGAAAATGAATATGTATTAAAAGACGCTGCTTTATTTGCAGCAGTTGCAACAATTTCAGATGTTATGCCCTTAATTGGTGAGAATAGAGCATTATTAAAATATGTTTTAGATAATGTAAATTATTATAAAAATAAAAACATTTGGAAAGGTAGAACTCTTAAATTCTTAGCTGGATTTGGAGTTGGGAGTTGGCTACTTAAGGACGAAAATCTTTATATAACTGAAGATACGTTCGGTTATTATGTAGGACCAACAATCAATGCAAGTGGACGAGTAACTGGTGAAACTGAAAGTATTGTTTCAGATATTATTGGATCACCTACATACGGTCAATATATTAATGGATACAGAGAAATTAATCGTGAAAGACAAGAAAAAACACGAGATATTTTCAAAGAACACATTCCAAACCCAGAAGAAAACATTGGGTTTATAATTATTAGTGCTGACAAATATGAATATCCAATCGGAGGTTTAATTGGTCTTGTAGCGAATAGAATTTCGGATCAAGAACAAAAACCAGCATTTGTAGGAACTGAAAAGAATAAGAATTTATCATTTTCTTGTCGTTCAGTACCAGGGTACTCATTGTATGACGGACTAAATAGATTCTTAAAAAATAATCCGGAATCATCAGTTAGTGGTGGCGGACATGACGGAGCTATTGGTATTCGTGTTGGTAAAACCGAAGACATTGAACTTCTTAAAGAACACTTCAGCCAAGATTATATTGATTATTCAAAAGATATTGATGAAAATGTTTTTGTATTTGAAGACAATTTAGAAAAAGAAATTTTCGATGCACATTATGCATTGCTTCCATTTGGAAAGAATTTTAGAAAACTTAAATTCCAATATACAGGAACTATTACAAAATATGATGAAAACAGCCGTCAACTATTTATTGATGGTAGACCTTTTAGAACGTTTATTTATAAGGACAATCTTCCAGAAAATGGTACACAAATTAAAATAATTTTCACAGCAATGACTGACAGTTGTGTATCGGATCAATTTAAAATTGAAGAGTTAGAAGTACTCTAATGGATACTATTACTCAAAATTATATACGGATACATGATATCCAAAGTATTAAAACACTACGAAATTTAGAAGCATATATTAGCGACTTTAAAGATGAAATGACAGATTATGAATGGCTATTGGTATCTAAATCATCAGCATTTAACTTATTAATAGCTGAGTTATTTCCGGCTTATTTAAATTGGGAACATATTTGTACATTTCAAATGTTACCAATTGCTTTTATGAATAAGTATGCTGAATATTTAAATTGGTATTCAGTTGCTAGATTTCAACCGTTAACATACAAATTTATTATTGATCATAAAGATTCATTATCTATGGATCGAGTGATTGATAATCCACTTGTACGAAATTTAAAAGAATATGATGAGATTCAAAAATTACATAAAACTATGAAAAAACAGAAAAAGTTTAAAATGGTATGGGATGCAAATTTACAAGAAAGTATGTTCTTTGCTACGGCAGCGGATAAAGACTTTAGCATTTCAACTGCTACAAAAGAAGTAGTTTTCTCAGAAGAAGAAATTAAAAAATTGAAAAAAGATGACTTAAAAGAAATTCTTAATGAGCGAGATATTCAGTTCACATACAAAGATAAAATAGCATTGCTTAAAACGAAGCTATTAAATCATCAAAAATTAAACAAAGATTTCTTTACTATTGAAATATTAGAAACTATGAAAAAATCTGAGTTTAGACAAATCCTAGAAAAAAGGAGCGTGCGAGTGTACTATCATGACACTATTGTTGTATTAAAACAAAAGATACTTGATACTCAATAATTATGATTATATTTAAAGAAATTAAATTAAGATACGATTATTTAGATATTATATTAGACGAGAAATTAAAAGACATTCGTTTTGCTAATACAGTAAATGTGGTTGTTGACCTTAAGGAGATACTCCGAAAGGTTTTTCGCCCTGATATTTTAGATGAGCGAGATATAAACAGTGAAACAATCGAAGAGTTATCTTCAGACATCATTGGTATTGTATCTCATTACAGAAATTATTTCTATAAACAAGGAAAATATAGTTCATTCTTTTTCCTTTATAGCTCTACTGAATGTAAAGTTATGATAGCTAAATTCCCGGATTATAAAAAAGAATATTATAGAAAATATTTTAATGATCCAGCAAGACTGAAAAAAATAGACCTAGTAAAAAAGGCTGTCATGATTTCAGAGAAAATACTAAACAAAGTGCCTAATTGTCAATTTATAGATACTAGTCAATTTGACGAATTTGTAGTTGCTAAATTTTTAGTAAACAAAATTCCAACAAATGAAATGACTTTTATTCTATCAAGTGACGAGATCATGGCACAACTTATAAACAAACACACATTCTTAATTGATATGAAAAGTGATGACTCTACACTTCTTATAGAAGAAAATGCAGTTAAAACTTTATATAAACGAGAAACACCAATTAGCTCAAAGTTAATATCACTAGTTTCAGCAATTATGGGAACTAAAAGATATAGTTTAAATGAACTACCACGTGTTGGTCCTTTTAGATCAATTAAAGCTGTTGAAAGACTTCTTGATGAACACAAACTTATAAATACTGAATATCTAACGTTTCCAGTCGTAAAGGAAGTATTGGATACAAAAAATACATATGAGAAATTATTATATGATAATTTTAATAGTATTAAAGAAAATTTTGAGATGATTCGCAGCGATGATGTATTATATTCAAATAATGCAAATATAACAGTGCTATTTAACAAACCAAAACAAACATTCAGTACTAATTATTTCTTAGAATTAGACGCGAAGGTCTTTACGAACTTTCCAATTCATATTGATATGTTGTTAAAAGGAGAATTATAATGATAATAACTGAACAAGTATTAAAAGTTTCAAAATTTTTTGAGGACCGAATGAATGCAGTTCCGGAAAGAGTATTTGCATATGATGGCCGTCTTGGCTTAGATTTTTATACTCCAGAAGGCTATGAAAATTGGACTATTAAAGAATATGGAGACGACCAATTTTCAAAATTTGTTGTAATGATTTCTGAAGACAACAAATTAGTGCTGGCTCCAAGAAAAGAGCTAGGTTATATTAAAGAAATGTTAGATGATATGATTCTAATATGGATAGGCTAAATAATGAAATATAGATATTATGATGAAAATTTAGATGTTAGTTTATCCGCTGTAATTAAAAGTGAGCGTATAGAAAATTCAATAGAGATAGGAGCACCAATACTTACTTGGGAAGCTATAGTTTCATATTCATATAGGCCTTTATATGATCATTATGATAGCGAAGTGCTTTTTGTAGGAGAAGGCTCTACATCTAATGAAGCCTTAGAAGATTTAGATATACAACTTAAAAAATATTTTTTAAAGTAAGAGATCATTCGTGATCTCTTTTTTGTATTCTAAAAGTTTATATTAAGTTAAACATAGTATTATAAACTTAAGGAGTGATATTATGGGAAAAAAAGTTAATTGGAAGAATATGGAAAAGAATATAAAATCACAACAACGAAAAATAAAGAACTTGCATGCTGCAGGAGATTATCTAAAAGCTAAGCCTAAAGTAGGATTTTTTGTTGATAATATTTCTAAGAATACTGTAATTATTTCAGATGCAAAGTCATCTAGCTTAAGACGCTATATAAAAGTATTAGAAAACTATTATTACCTAGTTACAAGTCGAGAAGATCAAAATTATATATTATCTAAAAAAGTTGAAATAGAAACTGAATTAAATTCAAGAGATGATGCAATTGTAAAAGAATAACCGAAAGGTTATTCTTTTTTAAGCTTAGTCATATTTTAAACATATATTATTAATATAGAAAGAAGGAGGAAACACAAATGACAGAACAGGGATTTCCAATAGTATTTATACTTATAATTATACCAATACTTATAGTCTTACTATACTTAGCGCGTTCGAAAACTACAGGTGGAAATGTTGTTAAAAAATATACTGAAATAGTAGACCATAATAATGGTTTACTAATAACAAACTACTATATCAAATTATTCCAAAGACGATTTGTTGATGGAGGTTCACTTGAAGTAAAACCTGTTGTATTTAGAACATTTCAAATTACTCAATATGAATATGAAGTAATCAATTTAACAGATTCTGTTATCTTTTCTAGGAAAACTAAAAAGCTAATAAAGAAAACACCAGCCATTATAATCGAAAGATTAGGTGAGAAGTATTTTATTGATTTATGGGGAGTAGAAAAAAGGATATCTTAGGATATCCTTTTTTTTTATATTATACATTTATAAGGCTAGACATTGCTTAGTTCCAGGAATAGTCTTAGCTTCTCTGAGTCGGGGAGAGATTGGTCCTCCCTCTTTCTCGAGCTTTTTCTCATGTAGAGATAATCTAGCGTATCACTAGACTTACTATAATATTTTTAGCTTAGTTCAATTATACGTTCTTCTAAAGCTGCAATACGAGCTTCATATAACTCAATAGTATCAAAATCAGATTCAGTTGTTCCATCAAGACCTAATTCAGTTCATTGCGTCATTGCTTTTGTATAATTTAATATTGGTTTTACTTTATCTGTTGATTTTACTTCATCAAATAAATATTTCTTTAAGTTAGCTCTATCAATTTTTATTTTTTCTTGCTTTTCATCTAATAAAAGTTGACCTTCTAAATCAGCAGGTGTTAATGTTTGCTTGATATAGTCACCAATTACTTCAAATGTTGCTCCGTCCGCAACTAATCATGCTTCTAAATTAACCGAATATGGATAATATACATATTCCATTGCACTTACTATTTCAGCATAAGAATCAAAGTTTATTAATTTTGAATTAAATATAGTTTGATAGTCTAAAACTTCGTCTACACTAGCCGCACTGTATTCTATAAGAATTTCTTGTTCAATCTCAGCATATGCTAATATAGATATAATATTTTCAGGATTTACTCTTACTACAAGTTCATAATCTGCATTGTCACGGGATATACTTGCAACAATTTCATCTAAGTCATATGTTTTATCTGGAGTAAATGAAATAGCAAAGCCTGTTTCAGGTGTTGTATCGTCAGTATTTATTCCTTCTTCTAATGTACTAATTAAATTGTCTATGCCATCTGTAGGCGTTGGATCAAAGCTTTCAGGGCTTACTACTGAATCATTATCAATAGTATTGTCAACTGTAGGCTCAATAATTGTAGTAATTAATTCTCTAGGCATTATAATGTTTCATCTTTCTTAGAAAGTCACATTTGGCCTAAAAGTAAGTTAGAAGGATTGGGGTTTTTATTAAGTTCATTTAATTCGCTATTTGCATTGTATCTATGAATCTGTACTATAAGAGGCTTCGCTGCATTTAATCTAGTTTCAGCTGCAATAGCATCAAGATCGTAAGTTGTATCAGAAGTTCCTGTTAAGTTTAAACTTTTTTTAGTAGACATCTTTTATTCCTCCTTTTTTTAAAATAATTTGTAAATTAGAATGACCATACGACCATCTTTGTTTTTATAAACAACTGGATTGTCATCTTGATCTGAGAATTCAAATACTATGTAACCTTGTTTTAGTGTATTTGGTGAAGGCGTATTATTTACATCTACAATATTATATTGTGAGAATAATCCTTTGTTTATAACTTTATTAAAGTTAAAATCTACAATATAATTTATATTTGTAAAACTTTCACCTAAAATATCTTCAACATTATCTCGTTCAATAACATATTGATCTGTATTAGTATCAAAGTAAAGGTTTATACCTTTTCCGCTGTATCTTAGCATAGGAAGATAGCGGCCTTTATATTCAGTATCAGTATTAGGTTGTGTTGTGAACACACCATATGCTGCAAGTTTTAGTTTACCATCTTCAAATTGAGAATCAGGTTCATCAGTTATTAGTTCATCTTCAACTAATAGTTCAACTTCTTCAATAATAATATCGCTAATAAATATTTTTCCTACTGAAAAGAATAGATTTGCTTCATTTTTAAAGCTTCTGAATAATGAATTGAATTCTTTATTTTTGTATTGACCTGTAAGATCTTCATCTAGTAATAATTCATTTTCATCATTTGTAATTACTAATCGTCTATCATTTGTAATAACTCTATTAGAACCTGTATCTCTACTAATAACAGTTAATTTATAAAACGCATTTCTTTTTAATCCGTAGATATTAAAAGAAAAATTAATAACATCAGGAATTCAGTTGGGATGATTATAAATTTCGCCGTCATTTGCTGACTTGTATACGAACCCTTTTTTATAACCTGATGGAGTTACAATAATACCATTATCTAAATCTCTACGACCAAAGGCCATAACAAATTCACTTATATTATTTTGAACTACTAACTCTCTACCATCTACAAGCTCAGAGTTGGAAAAGTCAAATTTATAGACTGTTTGTATTACTTTTTTTATTCTATTTTCTAACATTTTCTCACCCCTATTTAACAAAAATTCTATCAGCTTTTACTACAATTCCTTCAATTACAGTATCTTCAAATACAGTAATCTTTGCAGTAAGTGATTTAATTGTTTTTCCTAAGATTTTTATATATGAATTTCCTTTATATGTTGCATAGTATGTTGGCTGTATTTGTTCTAGTGTTTCAGAATCTAATAGCATGATTAACTCATTACCAGTATTTCCTTTAACAAATATGTCTATACTGTTACATGGTTCACCATCATAAAGTATTGCATTGAACTCGTTTTCAAAAATGTAATTAGGAATTATATACCAAGATAGTTCACTACCAGAAAAAATAAAAGCTTTATTATTTTCGAAAATAATATCTTGGATCTTATCAAAACCTAATTTAATATTACTTTTAATATTTCCATCTTCGTCTATTACTAATAATTTATCTTGACAGTTAATATATATTTTTGAGTTTTCAAATTTTATAAAGTTTAAACCAGTTATCGGCAATTTATTAAAGATGATTTCTTTATATTCTTTATATAATTCTTTACGATTATATTTCCATACGAATAACTCTTTGTTTTCTTTTAATCCTGAAACATAAATATATTTATCATCAGCATCTATAAATGATGGAATATATCCGAATACATCAGTACCAGGATATACATTAGCTGTAATATTGTTGTATCCAATTCCAGCTAAGTCTTTTTTCAATATATGAATAATATTTTCAGTACTAGTTTTGTATTTATGTGAGCTTAAAAGAATTATTTCGTCATCACATATTGTAATAGCTTTAATAGTTTGATCTACTTTTTTTAGTATATTAAATGTCTCTAATTTTAACTCTTGATCAAAATCATATATTGTAACTACACCATGTGTATCAATTAGAATAATATCTTTTTCATTAATATCTTTTACTAATACAATATCTCTTTCAGGGAATAAAACTTCTAAATTGTTACCTTCGATATCAGCAAAGAATACACCATTGTTTTTTGTAGAGAATAGGAATCCACCACGGAAGATATCAAAGTCTAATATATCATAAGGTTGAAAATTAGTTACAGCAAATAAGTGTTTAACTTTATCTGCGATATCTAATTTAAAGTCTATCTCTTTTTTTTCTAAATTATATTTATAGAAAATGCCTTTACGATCTAGTATAAGAATATAAGTCTTACCTTTTTTTATAAGTCTTATTTCATTATCCGTCTTAAATGCAGTATTTCCTGTAAGTTCTACAATTTGTGTTCTGAAATTTGTATTAGCTCTATTATTCATATTAAAATTAGTAAATATACTGCTTTTTACTAAGATTGATTCATCATATAACTGAGCGTTTAGAGCTTCAATTTCACTAACGCTTGTAATTTTGTTAAGAGTTAAATTATTTACTTTTCGTAAATTAAAATTTTGGCCGTCATAACTTACAAAGGCACCTTTCTCTCCGGGTGTAAAATTATCTACAAGTGGGTCTAATCTCTCCAATTTTTTTATAATAACTGAGTCTAAATCTTTTTGGCTTAGTTTCATATTATCCAGCTCCTTTTATTTTCTTTTTAAATGATAATTAATTGTTTTGAGCTTAACAATATTTTATATGATAAAAAACGAAATATGGAAAGTAGGGTGATATTTATGGCATCTTCAGTAAATAATACAGCAGGTTTAGGCTTAAATCAAAGATTAAGAAATCAAGATGATTATACTGACAGTAGTTTGTCTTCTGGTGTGACTAAAAGAAGCTTATCAAGTTCAACATCAAGTGCAGTATCTGAAAGTATTGCAAGAGCAAATTACCAAAGTTTAAGTATGTCTAACTCCAAGATTATTGAATTGAGAAAATATGTATTCAAAATGGTCTCAACATGATCATATGAAGATAAACAAAATATCATAACTCAATATGGTGATTCAGCTCTTCTAGAAACACATGCAACTGAAGAATCTCTTAATAAACAATGTACAGAAACATTGATTATTAATATGAAACAACAAGACTTAGAAATCCTTCTTAAAGATATTCAAGTTGATGAACGCCAAATTAAAAAAGATGTTCAATCTATTCGGCAAAAAAGAAAAAAGACTTCTTCTGGCCAATTTCATACTTCAAGTTTTGAAGATGTTTATAAAAAAGTAGAAAAATCAGCATCACCCAAAGATATAAGACATTATCTTGCAGCTTATGATAAAGGTTTTAAGATTCCTAAAAAAGTTACTAATCAATACGGTCAACTTAAAAGAGAATTAGAAAAAGTATTAAGAGATATATATGACCAAGCTGAAGTTGCAGGTTTAGCATATAATCTAAGAATTGATATTGAAGATGGAACTTCATTTAAAGAAATATCAACCCAAATTATAAATAAAGTGTTATTATATGTTTCATTAATTATGGGTAAATCAGATACTATGTATGCTGGTGCATTCCTTCGTACAAAAACATATAATGATTTATTGCAATATACAAGTTATGCATTTGTAACTGGTGAAGCTGGTTTAAATAACGAACAATTACGAGAATTAAAGAAAAATGCTAAAATTGCTAAAGCTCGTACTAAAGAAGGTTTTACTTCTAAAAATAGGCAAGTCCCACTTGGTGGAGCTGCAAGTAGAGCTGTAAGTAGAACTAAAGATCTTCCAGGAACTATTGCTAGAACAATTGGTGGAGCTGTTGCATCTATACCAATGGCCGGTCTAGGTGGAATTGCTGGATTATTTCAAGGTTGACAAGCTGGTTTACCAGGAGCCACAGCTAATTTTGTAAAAGGCTCTAGACGAGCTGCATATCGTACTCAAGAATCAATTTTAGGAACAAAACGTACTAGTAGAAAAAAAGCTAAAGAAGCACTTAATATGATTAATCGTCAAGATGCATTATCTGAATTTGATCTTGCATCAGGAAATAATATAATATCCTCTGATATTTTAGAACAACAAAAAAACTTAAAAGGAAAAGATTACCAAGAGATATTAAAATTAGCTGAAACTACTCCTGGAATAAAAACAACAGGTTTATTTGGAAAAGCTCGTAAACCTAAAGATATCAGAAATGCTTTATTATCAACAGCCCAAGAAGCTGAAACTAGAGTCATGGACATGGATATAGACCGAACTAACGCACATAATGCAGGAAAAGCATATAAAAATGAAGCTGCATATCAAGCGGCTAAAGAAACAGCGTCAATGTTTAAAGACAAAATTCCTAAATTTGGAGACAAGACTCCTTATGTTTATCCTTCAAATAATTTAGAAAATAATGATCTAAAAGTATCAATTACAACTAAAGATCCAATGGTGCCAGTATATGTTGCTAATCAAATTACAAATATTGGAATTAAATTATCAAGCCCACTTCCAAATGATATATTTAATGAAGTTGCAACACATGCATTACCAGTATTTGTTATTAATCAAGTAAATAGTAGCTCAGATGATTCTCCAATTACATTAAGACAAAAAACATGAAAAAAAGATCTTAACGGATTAGGAAAAGGTATAGACTTTGAATTGGGTAAAAAAGACGGACGCCTTAGACAATCAGCAAGCGAATATAGTAAAAAGAACCAAAATATTTTAACAGCGCCAAATATGTTTACATTTGATATTTCTAGTCCAATTAGAAATATAAAAATTAGAAATGGTGCATTAGCAGTAAGAGTATTCGACCAATCATCAATGTTAATGGCCGAAATAATGAAAGAACAAGAAAAGACTCAAAAAAATGAAAAGGGCAGTAGCGTATTATCAGAATCTGCAATTGATATGGGTATTACTCGTATTAAAACAGAACCAGCATTACCAGTATATATCGTAAATGCAATGCAAGATGTTACCACAAGAGAAGATGTTAAAGTAAGCAAACTTGAACAATTAGCGAAAACTGCGGCTAAAGCTGCAATAAATGTAGCAATTGGTCCTGTTCTTGGTGGTCCTGTAAGTAGTGTTCTTGGTTTAGCTACTGGCGGATTTGGAAAAGCATTACCAAAATTCGCAAATGGAACCAGCTCTGCAGCAAGTAATACACCAGTATCTCAATTTATAGCAGGTGATTCAACTAATGGAAAACCGAATGAAGAACAAGTAAGTATTAATTGAGATGCCAAAAAGTTTGCAGTTAAACCTGTTCCTAGTATGTCTAAAGGCGAACTTGCATCTGGCGGAATTTCTAAAGCACTAAAAATGAGTTCTGCAGAGAAATCAACTCCAATGAAAGTTATAGCTGTAAATCCTGGAATCTATGATAAAGTAGATTATGAAGGAAAAACTCTTTCACTTATGGATGTAATTGCCGAAATGAGCATGAAGATTTCATCACTTGAAACACTATTAAATACAGGAAACACTCAAAGAAATGCAGTTATTGCAAATACGGGTGCAACTTTACAAAATATAGCAAAATTAGGTAGTAATAGTAAGTCTAGCCCATTTTTACAAGGTGGTTTTCCCACTGGGCTAGATTCAATACTACAAGGACACTAAGAAGGGAGTGACGTTAAATGCAACAACTTTTAATAGATGCTAGAAATGGTTTAATACTAAATGTTGAAGACTTAGCTAGATTAGATGCTCAAACAATAACAGATATTATTGATACGACTCAGCAAGTTATAGATAGTATTAATTTTTATTCATCTAACTTAAGCTCTTTAGACCAATTATCTAGAGATGTAGATTCATTTGTAACAGATGCTAGTTCATCTTTATACTCAGCAGCACTCTCTTCAGCTACTTCATTAATTAAAAATACAATGGACACAATCATAAATGCTGGATCATATTCTGCAAATAGCAGTTCAACAATTGGTATTTTAAGTAACACTGATGCTGCAGCATGAGATTGAAATCAAACTTATACAAAAAATATTACAACCAATGATTCAATTATGTCATCATTCGGTGAAGACTTAAAAAAAATGTCGACCTTAGTTGGTGGTGCTAGCAATGTTTTCGGTCAAGCATTAAATGCTGTAGCTGAAACAGTAACAGCCGCATTATTTTATAGTGACGGAGTTACAGAAACTAAATATGGCTTAGCAATGGAACGAGCTTGAAGTGGCGGAAATAATAGTTTTCTTAGTGACTATGTAAATAATGTAGGAACTTATAAAATAAATTTCTCTAAAAGTACTCCATTAGATCCATCTAGTAGTAACAGTGCAAATTTATATGGGAACTTACTTTTAGGTGGGCCTCCATTATTTAACCAAATAACAGACCCAAATAATCGAGTAACCATAAATACATTCATTAAAGACTCAGTATTTTTGAGCTTAACTCCTGGACTTCCAAAGTTTAATGGTGGTTCATTTACACAATCAATAAGAAGTTCTATTTCTGGTGCTTTTAAAAATATTACATCTGGTAATGGTACCTCAACTGTTAAAACTAATACATATTTAAATCAAACAAATGGTTTAGAAGAATCAATGAGCTATCTTCTTAAAAATGGCTTAGACCCTGAATTTGCTGAAAAAGATAGAAGATATTATACATTCCAAGCAAAATACAATCAATATTATTCTTATTTAGAAACTATGCTTAATGCAATGTGGATAAAACTTGGATTAGGAACAACTAATGAAGAAAACACATTTAATTTATTCTCATTCTTTGATCCTACTGCATCTGCAGGAACTTTAGATTATGAAACAACTCTTCAAAATAAATATAAATCGTCACTTGGTTTCTATGTAACTATGAGTGCTGTTTCTGAAGCTGTAAGTAATCAAGAACTATCAGTTGGACTTGAAAGTGAAGCTAACTCAGCATCCGATCAATTCCAAAGATTAAATTATATTACAGGTATGGGAAGTGACGCAATTGGCGCCGCTAGACGTACTGTTGGTGTTATAGATCAAGAAATTAATATTTTTAAAGGAACAATGCAAAATTTAGCACCTAATTCTGAAGGAGGCAAATGAACAGCTCTATTGGATGCCGCTAAAAATATTGCAACCAATCAAGATCTAAGTTCAATTGTACAAGCTTTTTCAGTAACTAATGGTATGAAAGTTATGTATCCGAACTTATGGCAAAATAGTAATTATAGCAAGAACTTAAACTTTAACTTTAACTTTGTATCTCCATATGGGGATCCATTAAGTATATTTCAATATGTTTATGTACCATTCTTCTCATTATTAGCATTTGCACTTCCAAGACAGGCAGCTCAAAATGGGTATGTTTCTCCATTCTTTGTTAGAGCTGATATTCCTGGTTTATTTACATCAGACTTAGCACTTATATCTGATGTTACATGAATCAGAGGTGGTGACGGAAACTTATGGACTAAAGATAAACTTCCAAGAGCCATTTCAGGTTCATTTACAATTACAGATTTATACCCATACTTAGCTATGGTTAAACGACTTAATTTCTTATCAGCTAATCCATCATTTACCGTATTTTTAGATAATATGGCTGGACTAGGTGCTCTATATAATAATGGTGAAAGTGAATCATTAAATAGATACTGGAAACAAATGATAAATCGTATTTCTAGTGAAGGAAATGCAACAGTTAATAATGGCTTATGAAATGATTTTAGTGACGATAAAAAAGCTATACACAGTAGTTATATAACTACGGAACGCTCTAAAGTAGCTAAAACTCTAAATATGAAGTCTGTACCATGAATGAGTCGAATATAAGAATAAGGGAAACCTTATTCTTTTTTAAGTCTTTATAGAAAAATCAACAACTAATTATATAGGAGAGGTGATTAAAATTAAAAAGAAAAAAATTGGATTCTTTATTGTCCATGGTTTTTTAGGAAATGCAACAACGGGATTTGATGATTTACCACGAATACTAAAGAAAAATAGAATAGATTTCTGGATGACTCAATTACAAGGACATGGTTATGATGATGATATTAATACATTTAATTATAAAAAGTGCTTAAGACAAGTTGAAATTGAGTACCAAGTATTTCAGCAACAATATGAAAAGGTCTACATTATGGGATTTTCCATGGGTGGAGTTATTGCAGGTCATCTTGCAAGTCATTATGGAGCTGACAAAATGGTTCTTATTTCACCAGCATTTAAGTATGGCGGAGGAAACAAAATTATATCAAAAGTAGGTGATTTCTTTAAAGCACACAAAGGAAAAAATGAAGAAGACTTGCCAAAGATTATAGAAAAAGTATTAAACGATAATGCAGCACAAGAGCTTATGGATGAATTTATAGCTGATAAAAACTCTACAATTAATTTAGCTGAAGATTACGCTGATACATTAAAAGGGGTAAAAATCTCAGTCTTTACTAATTTTATGAGACTTGTAAGCAATGTTAAAAAGCATATAATTACAATTGATGCACCAACTAGAATCTATATATCTGAACATGATGAAATCGTTCCTATTGATGCAGCATTCTATATATTTGATAAAGTGACATCAACCGATAAACGAATTGAAATCTTAACTAAAGTTGGCCATAGAATTATGGTATCTGAATTAAGAAAAGATGTTATAATTGAGATCATCAAATTTTTATATGGAAAGCGTAGGGTAAAATGGCCGAAAGAAAAAAAATAGACGAAAAATTAGACGATGCTGAATATATCAAAAAGATAACTGATGATTATTTAGAAACGAAAGAAACTATTTCGTTGGCCTTCTTTAAAGATGGTCCACCTGAGAATTATGTTCGTGAAAGATATACAAGCCGTGGTGGTCGTTTTTATAATAAAAAAGGCGGTCTAATGAAAAAAGATCAACAACTTTATGTAAAACAAATACCAGCACATCTTAAAAGCAGATTAACAAAATTAGTTGTAAACAAAACAGCTGAATATTATATTGATATAGATATTAACTTCTATGTAGCAATTCAAAAGAATGAATCAATAAAGAAATCTGTGTTAAAAGAGAAACAGATTATTCTTCCAGCAATACGACCAGATATTGATAATTATTTAAAATTTACAATAGATAGTCTCCATAATGTATTATTTGATGATGATAAACGAATAGTATTTGTGAATAGTCATAAATTTTATTCACTAAAACCTAGAACAGAGATACTTGCTAAAATTACTATAATCAAAGACTAGATGTTTTAAATTTTATTTATTTAGATCCGGTCGTGAAACAAATAATTAAAGGAAGTGATGTTGTAATATGAAAAACTTTATAATTTATAAGCATACAAGCCCAAATGGAAAAGCTTATATTGGCCTTACTACTAAAACTCTTAATGAACGAGCAGGAAATAATGGTAGATGCTATAAGCATAATACATATTTTTATAGGGCTATTATAAAATATGGATGAAAAAATTTTAAACACGAAATATTATTTAAAAATATCAATACATCTAAAATAGCTTCTAAACTTGAAATCGAGGCTATAACACTTTTTAAATCTAATAATCCGATATATGGTTATAATATTACATCTGGAGGAGAATTCTTTAAACATTCTCAAAAGAGCAAACAATTAATATCTAATGCTCTAACTGGCATAAAACGTAGCGATATTGTAAAAAAGAATAAATCTGAAAGTATGTGTGGAAAAGATAATCATAATTATGGAAAATCATTTACATTAGAACATCGATCTAAAATTTCAGAAAGTAATAAAGGCCGGAGTTTTTCAGAAGAACATAAATCGAAATTAGCTGAGGCCCATAAAGGCCAAGTACCTACTAAATATCAATTAGAAGCCGCTGCTAAAGTTAAAAGTCGGCCAGTAATTCAATTAACTACCAATAATATAATTAATAAATTTTCTAGCGCTGCGGAAGCTTCTAGAAGAACAGGCATAGACAATAGTGCTATTATTAAAGTTTGTAAAAATAAGCGAAAGAAAGCTGGGGGGTTTATATGGAAATACGATATATAAATACTATTAAAATATGGTAAATACTATAAATAGTTTCCTTAGTAATATGTACTCAATTAAAATTGATTATAATGGTTTAACTTTTGGATGCTCAGAAGCTGCATATCAAGCGGCCAAATGCGCTAATGAAGAAGACCGAATATTATTCATAGGAATATCAGGATATGATGCTAAGAAGCTCGGACAGCAAGTTAAGCTGCGTTCTGATTGGTATGTTGTACAACTCGGTATTATGGAAGAAATACTTAGAATAAAATTTTCAAAACCAAACTTAAAAAAACAACTATTAAACACTAAAGATCAATTTATAGCTGAAAATAATACTTGGAATGATACATTCTGGGGCATTGTAAACGGTTATGGAAAGAATCATCTTGGTGAAATACTAATGAAAATAAGAGAGGATATAAAATAATGAGAAACGATAAATTAAAAGAACAACTAAAAAATATAGAAAACTCAGCAAGAGCATTAAGAGAAACTCTAATTAATGAAGAATTATTAATAATACGAGATACATTAGGCGCTGAAAGCTTTAAAGATATAGAAAATTTAATTTCAAAAAGTGATGGAGTATTCGATGTAATACCAGCTATAGGTTATGCTGGATCCCCAGTACAATGGAGAGAAATGTTAAAACCTGTTATTGATTTCGCAGCTTGCGAGCTTTTAACAAATTATGATATTACTGAATGCGACTTATATATTATTGGTAATCCAATAGACTTAATGCTATTATCAAATATTAATTGGGCTACACCAGAACTAGGACAATATTTTGGAGCATACTCATATATTGTAAAACATGTAGAGCATTTAGTAGGTACACTATATATTGCTATTATTAAAGATAATATTATTAAAGATACTTCAACAATAAAAATATCAAATAATAATGGATATGGTTTCGGTAAATAGAACAATTAATTATACTTATATAAAAATACTGAAAGGGGTGTAATTATGAAATTTAAGGAATTTAAAGAACAAGCAAAATTAAGATTTGCTAAAGCTGTAGAAACATTAAAAAATATTAATAAAAAAGAAGCTAAAGAAATAGTTGAAAATGCTAAAGAAACTAAAGAAACTGGTAGTAAGTTATTTGGTATCTTGAAAAGAAAAGATAAAATAACACTAACAGATGCTGAAAAACTTGCTAAATCAACTAAGAAAACTGCTGACAGTGCTAAAAATGCAATAAAAAATTAAGAATAACCTTAGGGTTATTCTTTTTTATTTGCTTAATTGTATTTTATAACTCAACAATTAATTATATGAAAAATGAGGTGATAATATGAAAGGTATACATTTAAATGATATTCCTATCAATCTATTTATGGAGTATTTTAACAAGACTAACTTAACACCAACAGTATTTACTCCAAAATATATAACTCCAGTTATATATGAATATGAATTCGAAATGAATAATGTGGTTGGTACTTCATATTATTATAGATCTACTTTTGATTTTGTAGATATTTATGATGAATTAGATACATATTTTTCAGGATCGTCTATTTACGCACTAATCGATGACCCAGTATTTACTGGAAGTCTTTTCTATGATTCTACTCTAAATTTTGTAACTGGTCATCACTATAGATTTACAAGTGATATTGTTACCTGAGAAAATTTTATTAAATTATCTGAAATACTTTCAAAAACAGATGAAACAATTTTTACAATGACTGGTAATAAAGACCAAACTGTATTATTTGATACTGTCGATCCACTTACAGCTAATTGGGATCCATCATACCAACGTTGAAATATCAAAAATAATGTTCCTACTGCAATTGGCTATATTTATGAGAATACATTATTCCAAATACAAGATACTGATGCTGAAGGAAATTTAATATTCTTAGACGAATATGATAGAGAAACTATAGAATATGATAGAGAAACTATAAATTATTCTTTAGAGGATCAATTTTCTCGTCACAATGCGTCTATTAGAGAAGTATATAATAAAATAAATACTGTAAATGAACAAATCGGAATCACACAATTTAATCCTGAAGTTCTTGGAATACTTGACAGTGGAATTGCTAGAAATAAAAGTTTAGTTTATTATGAAGAATATACTAGAACTAAAACATATACTAGACTAACAACTGTAGCTACAGGAACATTAGATCCAGTACATCCTACAGTAAACGCAGTTGTATATACGCATTATATTGATACAGATGATGGAAGCTTATGGACTTCTGACGGAGTTGATACATGGACTGATACAACTGGAACTCCAACTGAATATCAATATATAGATAGAAGTAGAAGTATACTTCCTGTTATTGGAACTCCAATAGTAGTTGTTGAAACTCCAAATTACCCGATTCAAACTGTATTAAACTTAGATAACCTTAGAAAACTTAGAGTACTGGAAAATACAGGAATTAACAAATGAGTTCAATTAAACGTTATAGCACAAGATACTGCTCCAACAAATTCAGATACTGATGATTATTGAATAGACACAACAACAGATACTGATATTTTAAGACAATATGATGGAGATTGAACTAGCATAGCTTTAACTAGAACTGTTAGTACTACTGCTCCAACAAGTTCAACCGATGCATATTGGATTGATGATGATAATAATTTATATCAATATAAAAATGTTTCTTATACAGCAATTGATAATATTAATCTAAGTGATACAAGAGAAACAATATTATTGGATACACATTTTAGAAGTATGTATGTTATAGATAGAACTTTATTAATACCATTAGACATATTTGATGGATATTATTATTTCGAAGTGGTTGAATATAACTTTAGAAAATATTTAAAAATGAAAATAGATAGTGTTGCAGTAAATAGTATAACAATAGGCGATATAGAATATGATGAATATACTTTTAAAAATACTAAATCAACTATAAATGAATATGAAAATCCTGTTTTTGTTATTAATGGAATGGCATATACAATTAATGTTACAACTGATGGTACTTATACAGCAGGCTCATTCTTAATACCAACAAATTTCGATTATACACATGATAAAACTATATTTGGAGATTCTATAAATATAAACCAACAATCAGTGTTTATATTGGAAAAATATGACGCGCCCGTTCTAAGTTCATTTGATGCTTTGGATATAGAAAAAGCTGAAACAACTACTATTTTAAAAGATATTTTTGATAATAGCATGTATGTAGAATATAAAGAGTCTTATATAAAAACCGTTGTAACTGAAATTGCTCCTGAACCCCAATTTACTGAATTTTTAGATTATGAACATAATGTAACTACAGGAACACAACTTAATTTAAAATCAAACTCTACAATATATAGAGCTTCAGCAATTACTGAGCCTGTAACTATAGAAGACCTTATAGCTAATTTCAACTATTCACACTATTTTATGATGGGTTATCCAACTGAAGATATAACTGGAATCAGAGGTAATCTTATAGCTGAAAATGTTATATATGATCAACGTATGAGAGCTATAAAAGAGCTATCTGCAGTATTTATGGAAAAACGTTATGATGATTTCTTATTCTATGACTCAGACATGTTATTTTCAGATAATGCTTTAACAAATATGCGAATATTTTCCGAAGGTTATTTAAAAGGCTTAGAAAAAGATAACTCATTATTTGAGTTACCAGAGGCTACAAAAGACTTAATAACTTATGATTTGCTTAGCCCTAGAATTATCGTTGGTGATATTCAAGTTGAAAGTAGTACTATAAATACTAAAATTTATACACAAAGTATGCCATATATTTTAGAGAACTTAGCTACAGAAAATATATTCACAAAGTTATTAGATTATGAGAGATTTCCTTCAGATTTATCTAGAAAGGTACATCTAGCAGATCAATCTAAAAGATTAAAAGCCTATAATGATTTTACCAAAATTACGGCAGCTTTAGATATTCCTGAAGTATTAGTTAGAACTTACAAGCGAAATGTACCAACTAAATTAGATTTTAAAAATTTCTTAATTTATAATTTATTCCAAAACTTTTATAAGTATAATGCTTATGATACAGATGGAAATAGTTTCACAAAGAATTACGAGGTATTTTATAAAGAAAAATTAAATGATACAACAAAAAGCTATATGCCAACACTTGATACAACTATTGCTGAGAAAACAATATATAGAAAAGAAGATATGACTATTGACAACTTATTAGAAAAAATTCTTATAGATGAATGGAGCGTGTTATAATGTACGACGAAGTAACGAAACAACTAACAGTATGTAAAGGCGCTCTACTAGAACTAGCTGAAAAATCTCAAGATTATATTGACTTACATGACGACTATCTTTGAAATAATATTAAAGATGCATCTTTGCTAAAAGAAAAAATGAAAGAAACAATTGTAAGGGTCATAGATGAGAATTAGTGAGTTAAAACAAGGGGTTTATGAAGGTCTAATGCTTGTAGAATTTGATGATAACACTGATAAACTTATTGTATCATGTGTTATGTACTCGTTCATAAAGAACCTTCTTTCAGTGAATACCGAAAATGAGAACAATTCAAAAAATATCGTCAAATCATATTCAAGTGTTATTAAAAACAATTTTAACATCTATAAAAATTCAGCAGTATCGTATAATATAATTAGAAAAACAATTGAAGGCTATAATAAAAATGGTTTTTTAGAGTTTAATTCTAGTCAAATAGACAATATTACAGCATTGTATAGAAACAAAACGAAGACTGTACCATTCGCTACAACTAGTTTTTCACAGTATATGTATAAAGTATTTACAATGAAACACAGTAGTTATATAAAACTATCTAAAATACATTTTGATATTATGGTTCCAATTATTAAATACTATCAACTAAATAATGGAGTTAATCCTTCAGATTTAGAAATCTTTGATGCCGAGTTATATGCACCAACTCCAGGAAAAGAAATGTTATTTACTATAAATGGAATAAATCCAGGACGAATAGTGAGTGATATAAAAGCTAATAGAATTCCAATACGAGATAAAATATATTTAGTAAAGACAGCAAACCCATATATTCAAATAATTACAAACTAAAAAGAAGAAATAACCTTTCGGTTATTTCTTTATTTATCGTATATGTCTTGCAGCAATTTTTTTATAATCTATAGGTTGCATGTTTAAAAGACCTGTTGCATTGAATGCTTCAAGAATTGTGATATACATAATAGCATTACCAAGTGCTAACTCGCCATTATATTCATGTCCTTCTTCAATCATTTCAAGTGCTTCATTAAGGGCAAATGTCTCAAGAACGCCTTTTGCCGGTGTTTCTCTATAAAATGATTCTTTAATATTTACAGATACAGTTCCATCTGTTGCAATGCTAATATTAGTTTCTTTACCAACGCCAGCTACAGCAGGATCTATAGTTGTAGTAGATGCTTCAGTTGTTGCAGCAGTTGGAGTTACAGCAGGCACTTCTTCTAAAGGAGTTTCTTCTTCTACTGGAAGTGGATCTCCTGACACTACAGCAGGATCTACTCCAGCTTTTTTAGCAATTTTATCAGATATTGCTTTTTTCTTTTGATCTTTAACTTCAGATTTTACTCTTTTTTTAGCTTTAGCAGCTTCACTAATAGCTACAATTTGATCAATTTGATCTTGTAATTCTTCTTCAGCGCCTTGTTCTTTAGCTACTAAATTTGCTACTCTTTCTTTTACATCTCCAATTAAATCCTCAATTGAATTATTAACTTCTTTTGGAGTTGCTTTTTTAACGATATCTACAATTTCTTCTTCTTTAAGATAAATTCCTGTTTTAACATCAGGAAGATTTCTAGAAATATGTTCCATAATTTTTAGAGTACGTTTTTCATTCACTGATTCGTTTAAATCAGCATTTTCTAAAAACGCTAAAACTGTTTCTCTAATATTTGCTCTATACGCAGGATTTAATTCTGCAAATTCTTCAGTTTCCATTAAAAGGGCACTTTCAACAATATTAGAAAGATAGTCGGCCATAACAATTGTAGCAGCACGGTTATTATATTTAATAGCTTGCTCCATTAATTGTACTCTTTGTTTATTTCTCATATATGCAGAAGATTGTGAGAAAGCAGCACCGCTAAGCATTGATTCTTTTAAAGCTTCTTCTTTTTGAGTTTGTTCGTCTCTCAAACCAGCATAATATTTTTCCAAATATTCATTAGTTTGCTCTTGTATTCTTTGATTTTTCTTTAATGTTTTACTACCAACCCCACATAAAGCGTTAGTAAGTTCAAATTCTTTTGCCATTTTAACCATCCTCTCGTATACTATATTTTATAATTCATATAATATATTGTTTAATATTGTGTGCCATCATAATCGTATATAACTATATAATCTAGATTTGCTTCAGGAATATTTAAATACTCTGGTGCGTATAGATTTTTCTTAATTGAAGAGTCTTCGTTAATATATTGAGTAAACGTATCATTAAGACCTTTAAAATCAACATGATCTATTTGGTTATAATATTGTGTTGTAAGGCTTCTAATTAACTCTGAAATCTTTAATGATTTTTGATTGTTTGCCATATCAACTAATAATCTTACATAATCTTTAATACTCGTATCTAAACCTTCACTAAACTGATTTTCTTTAATATGGATATCAAGTTCTAATTTTAAATTAGTACTTAGTGTATTGTAATATTGTGCATCTCCATATGTATTATAGAATTTTAAATCGAAAAAAGTGTTCGTTTCTAGTTTTCCAAGATTTTCTTTTAACATATCGATATATACAAATAATTGATTGATAAATTTCGTGTTACTTTCTTCACCTGTAAAGAATGATGAATGTACAAGTGGAATATTTTTAATTTTTATCGATGTAATATATGTAGCTAAATGATATTGATATAGTTTATTAGTTGTAAGTGTAAGCCAATAAGATTCATCAACTGTTGCAGGTTCTGTATCAGTCGCTGTTAAATTAATTAATGTATTGTCTGTCCAAGTATCAACTCCATCAGAAGTCCATAAACTTCCATCATCTGTATCAATATAATGTGTATATACAACTGCGTTTACTGTAGGATGTACTGGATCTAATGTTCCTGTAGCTACAGTTATTATTTCAGTTCATTGAGCTTCATCTTCATTAATATCAATATCCGAATACATTAGTTCATCTAAGTTTCTAAATAATGACAAGTAACCACCTGAAATAAAGTCCATATCTATACTATCACTAGTGACATTATTAAATTTTAATACTAACTTTACATCATCAGGAAGAGCAACTTCTAAATCATCAGGGCTAACTAATATAATATTCGTTCCATAATCTGTAGTTTCATTAGTTGCAAAATTAAATTCATTTCCTGAATCTTTTACATAAACTTTAAATTCAATAATTGTTTCAAATACACCAGCATTATCGGTATCTTCTTCACTAGTTATTTTAAAATTATCACCATCTTCAAAATTCATAGTAGCAATTGCAACACTATCAGTTCCTTTACGATAGAATGATATATCAAAATTATCGGTTTTTAATGATTCTTCTTGCAAGTTAAAGTTTGTTACAAATGCAAATTTTAGTGAATAATAGTCACTTGTAGATATGCCTTCTATTCCTCTATAAACAGAAACAGTTGAAGGCACAAAATATTTATCACTAGAACTATTTGAAACATTTCTATATGCTAAATTTGTACTCATATCTGTTAAGTTATAGATATATTTTACCTTTTTGAAAGGTGAAAGAGTAACTCTTGTATAGAATGGAATGATGTAATAGTCATTTTCATCTAATGGATCAAGTACATAATGATATTCATTATTTGTATCTGCTTTTCTTTCAATGATAGAACCAAATGGTTTACTAACATTGTCAGAAACTGTAAAGTCTGCGTCTAATGTATTTGTAGGTAATGCTTTAGAAAGATACCCTGAAGGTGCAGTTGAACCACTTTTTAGTCCATCTCGCATCAAGATATATGAGCTAAATACTCTTCGTAAAATATCATCACGTTTTTTAATGAATGTAATTTTTCCATCATTAATAGTTTCAAGTAGTGCTGTAAGAATTAAGAAATAATTATTGATATCAGTTTCAGTAACGATAACATCACGAGTTGAAATTTCACTAATGATTACATTTTTTATTTTATTAATTGAAGGTGTGTCTATTCCACCAACAGCATAGCTATTAAAAAGTGTTGCATAGATTGGTAAATTACGCATTTCTTCTTCAGCCAAACTAAGTAGTATGTCACCTGTATATTCAATATTTCCTGAAGCACCTTTAGTTGAATAAAGGTCTAAGTAAAGAGTGCTATTTGCAGCTGGAATAAAATCACCAGAAGCATTTGAGAATTTTATTTGAATTGAGTTATCAGATGATAAGTTATAGTATGCAAATTTTTGAGTAGCAGCTATTGTACTTGTAGATGGGATATTTGAATATCTAAGTTCTATTTCTTCTCTAGTAGACGTACCTTTAGTATAATGTAATCTTGCCGATACAAATTGATCTGCAAATTCGAAATTATGAATTTTAGTATCTAAGAAAGATGCACTACTAATTTGTTTTGCAATTTCATTTCTTGTATATTGATATGCTCTTATAACAAATGATAAGTATTCTTTACCATCAGTTCTAGATATATTACTTTTTAAGAAATAAGACTCTAGATTTTGAAATGTTGTAGTTGATTCTTCTGTACTAATGTACTTAACAATGTAAGATGCATTTGCAGATGATTTGTATATCATAATAGAACGTTCCATCATAAATTCTAATTCACCCGCAATAAATGGGTTTGAACGGTCTATAATAAGCATAGATTTATTCGCTGATGTAACTTCAACACCATACTTGATTTCAGTATGTGTATAGCTATATGGGCTTGCAATATTATCCGTATCAATTGTAACCATAATTTCAGTATATGCAGGAGTAGCATTTGCTATATTAATATTGAACATTTTAGCCCAATTATATACTGATTTAGGCATATTTGCTGTGTTTAAGAATGATTCATTATACAACATAGTTTTATGATATGAACTATCACGAGCAATCATAGCCATCGATTCAGTAATATAACCAAACAAACCAGTTTTTAAAAAGTCTTCATTCGTTATATCTGTATAATTTGATGCTATTGCTAATAATTTTTCATATATGTTATATTGTGATGATGAAACTAGTACTAGGTCTTCTGTATTCATAATTTATTACCTCCTATTCATCTAATTGAGACGCAAAGAATGTCTTAGCATTTTCAAAGAAATACGTTGAGTCCAAGCCAGTCTCAATAAATGTGTTTTCAAATACATTCTCGCCAAAACTAAGCTCAAAGTTACTTGTCATTGATGTTGAATTAATAGAATCTTCTAGTTCACCATTTCTATAAAATACTAGAGGCCCTCTTGTTTCTTGAAGAAAATTCGGATTATTTTTTAATGATTCTGGAGATAACAATGGGCTTTTCTTTATAGAAGGATAATCATCCTCTAAAACATCCAAAGTTCTTTCTTCAAAATAATTTAATGATACTCTGTTAAAATCTTCTAAAATTGAAGGATTCATATCTTCTTTAGAAGCATATGTAAATGGTATATCTAATTCTACTGTTGATTGATCTCCTCTACTAAAACTTAAGTTAGATTGAGGGATTGATGTAGGCCAGCAGCCTGTATATTTAGATCAAAATTTTAATGTTTTTCCATCAGGTTCTAATAAGAAATAATATATAGAACTCATATAATCAAGAACATTATTTTTGATCATTGATGGATTAGCATGGAAAGTTCCATCTGTAACATTTGAAATATAATTAACTCATAATGTCATCATTTTAACAAAATCTAGATTCATAGTTTCAGGACATACAAGAGATGTAGTACTTGAACCAATGCTTTCAACTTTGTGTGTTGGAAGGGGTAATCTATAACCATGACGAGTATCAAATGTTTCAGTTTGTGTCATTGTAACATCTAGTGTTTGGAATGATTTTACTCTATTCGTAAATATTGGTAAAAAATTAGTTGTATTAAAATCTGTATAATATGATAGTTGCTTAATAAGCATTTTATCATTTTCATTCATTGCTTCATCAATTAAGAATTGAGAGAATGTATGGTCTTTAGTCATATTTTCATAAGCTAATTTTTCATATAATGTAATCTTACTTCCAGTTGGTTTATATGGATATAAGAATAACATAGGTTTAGTTACAAATATATAAGCAAATCCTGTTGTAAACGCATCTACATAACGATGGTTTTGCATATATACATCAAACTTAGTTAATTCCTCAAGACCAGCGACATCGATATTCGTATTAATGTATTTATTATTCATATTCTCACACTCCTTCAAACTTCATATAATCAATTGTTCATTTTGATATAAAACTATTATTTTAAAATTATGATAGTTGAAACAATAAATTATATGAAAAGATATAAAATTTTCGAGAGAGGATGATGGTATAGAATGAAACGAAATGACAAAATTTTACAAGAGTTCTTTTTTAAAAAATCAACATATGCTGACAAACTAAAAAAGAAATACAAACAATATCAACCACAAGATAAAAAATCTGTGGACCAACCAGGATTTGGAGGAATTATTGATCCAGACACTAGAGCTATAACGGATCCTCAAGAAGCTAAAAAAAGATTAATTGGTACATTTGGGGCAGCTATTGGTAGCAATAGCGTTCGTAATGTAGCATCTAGATCTATTAAATCCTTTCCTATCGTGATTTCGGATAATGTTGAGCCGGAAACATCTGTAATGTTAAAAAAACTGTTAGAGGAACAATATGCTGAGTATATCAACCTATTAGTATCTAACCAAGTGATTGATATTTCAGAATATGAATCTAATGATGATGGAAACATTGCATTACAAGCATTAGACAAAATTTCAGGGCACGATTTTTCAAAAAAATCTACTGCTAGAAGCGCAGTACGTGGCGAAGTTGGAGCTGTTGATTTCTTTAAAAATAGCTCAGCATATAACTTAATTCGTCAAGAAAATAAAGAGTACAAAACAGGTGTTCCAATGTTTGATGCATTATTAGAAGACGCTGTTATTCTTAATAAAGAAGATGCTAGTACTTTAATTGAATTTATTCAAAGTTATCCAGATGATATTGCAATACTTAATGAAGCACCAACTCTAAGAGACGAAAATAGAACTAGTTCAACTCTAAGAGATACTGGCAAATCTAGCGAAACTGATAGACCTTATGTTAAGCTTGATGATTTTTTAACTGATAATAATCAAGGCAAACTTGGTAAAACTAATAGTAGCTCTAAAATTTCTAAAGCTGCAGGAAATAAGTATGCTAATACTAACGTAATGGACAAATACAAAAAAGATATTAAAGACCAACAAAATAAACTTATAACGCTTGAAAGAAAAGCAAAAGATAATCCTTCAGACAAATCAAAAAAAGATGAAGTTACTAAAGCTAAAAATGAATTAAAATATTTAGTAGGTTTAAAGCCAAAATATGATCGTTTAACTTCTACAGATATCGTTGTAGATAGAGAAGAATTAAAAATGGCTCTTGACACAACTGTTGGAGAACTATTAACTGATTCTAAAAATGCAATTATAAAAGATAAATATCAAAAAGCAACATTCTTACTTCAATCTAATAGAATTGCAGGCCACGAATATATTGAATATGTAGTTATTAGATTAGGCTTACCACTAAGTAAATCAACAAGAGCCAATCTTGTTACAGAATTTAGAATTCAAAATGTTATAGATCCAAATGCAACAAATTTAACTTTAAATAAAGATGATATTAAATTAATTGCTAATAACGAAAAAATAATTGGTAAAATACTTCCGTCTATTACTTCCGTTATCCTACAAGATGCTCTTAAATTTGCTGCTGTAGGTGCTGCTGCTGTTGGTGGTGTAGGCGTTGCAACTGGTATGATAACTGTACCAACTCTTTTAATGGGGCCTCTTGGCATTGCTATTCTTGGTGCTGCTGTTGGTGGTGGAATTTTATATGCTAGAATTGCAAAATTATGGAAAGAAAAAAGAAAACGTAAATCAACTAAAATTTTAGGTTGGGAACGTGTTGAATCTTTAATTGAAAACATTGAAAACAACCAAATTAACCTTATTAAAAAAGTTACTGCACGCGAAGAAGAAGCTAATAAATCTGAAGATAAATACGCAAAAAAATTCCGTTCTTATGGTGAAAAAGTAAAAGATAAAGAATTATTATCATCAAGTGAAGTTCAACAATTATTAACTAAAGTTAATAAGAATTTTGAAAAATATTTAGATGTTCCTGCAAATACTAGAAATCGCAATGAATCTATGGTAGTATCATCATCTGATCCTATTCTTACTGAAGGTAATGTTGAATACTTGCAAGAATTAGATGATTTAATTTCTGAGGAAATGGAAACTAACCGTGAATATCAAGCGGAAGTTCTTTCTGAAGCTATCATTCAAACTAAAATTCCAGTAGAGTTAACAACTACATATGAATACAATACAAAAGCTAAATCAAAAGTGAGAGTAGCTCCTAAATTCGGTGCTGCAGCAACTTATGCTTATGGTAGTGTAGAGTATGATAAAAAAGAATTAAAAGAACGTAAATATAATGCACCATTAATGCTTACTATCACTTTCAAAGAAAGATATGCTGATGGAACTTATGCAGACAATGAATTAGTTGCTGTAATAGGAATCCTTGGTGTAATTACTCGTGTTCCATCTGAAGAAATGGCTTATATCCTTAAGTCTAATGCTGAAGGAAAAACACTTAAAGGTATTTTACAATCTGCAGGTAGTGATAAAAACTTAGTATCAGATTTACTAGGTGCAACAAAACTTAAAAAAGATATTCAAAATCTTCCTCAATCAGCTGATGTATGGCAAAATTTAGAAAAGGTTGGTAGACTTGCATTGTCTAATAAACTTGCAGGAAAACGTAATCATAATATTGCCAATGCACATTTAGTCTTCTCACAAAAAGAAGTAGATGACGTAAGAGCTGACACAGGAACTGACTATCTAAGAGACAAAAAATTATCAGCATCATTAATGAAACGCTATTCAGCAATGAGTATTATGGTTGCAAATGATGCTAGTGAAAGATTATATATGTATGATGACCCTTCTAATATTAGTTGGGACATAGTACCATATGCTGCACTAAAAGGTAAAGATACTGGCGACCAATTGACATCAGCATTGATGAAAATTGGTAGAATGTAAAGGAGGCAATTATGAATACAGATAAGCTATTAAAAGAATTCTTAGTTGAATCCGAACTTCTTAATGAGCATGAAATAAATATCATACTAGAGACTGCTAAAACAGAATCTGTAAAAGAAATTGTAGAAACAGTCTTAAAAGCTGTAAAAGAAAAAGTAGAAAAATTTGATACAACACCTATTGATCGTTCTCGTGGAGACATTAAACGTCTCCGTGAGATTAGTTCATTACAAGATGCTGTAACTCAATTAGAAGTATTAATTGAAAGATCAGCTAAAGCTGTGACTCCCGAGTTACAACGATATTTAAAAGAAACTATTAAATCAATCATGTATTTGAATCAATACTCAGCACAATTTAAAGATGCATACAGAGGAAACAAAACGTTATTAATTTTAAAATATCAATCATTAGTAATGTCTGTCTTCTCATCAGTGTCTTATTTAATTTCGGTCTTAGTTGATTTCTCAGCTGGAGACATGGAAATTGTGCCAAATCCAAAATATGAGGAAATTGCTCCGATCACAACTCTTATTAAATTTAATAGAAGTGTTGAAAAAGGTGAATTCCGAACTACAATTAAGAACGTGTCAACTATGCGTGAACATTATGTAGAATTTACTCCTGATGATGATGTAATTTTAGAAGCTAATGATATTTTAAGTACTATAATTACTGGTATTCAAGGATTAATTGGAAATAATAAGCAATTTATTGATTTTGCTTATAAAGCAACTGGTATTGTAACTTTGCTAATGTCATTAAGAGAAACATTCTATATGTTTTATCGTGCCAAAACACAACTTAAAGACGTATTAGGAACAGTTGAAACATTTGCAAGTGCAAGTGCAAGTGGTGCAGGATCTTTAGCAAAATTAAATAAGTTCGCAAATCATTATATAATTGATGCAGAAGAATCAACTAAATTAGCTCGTAGAGATATCGAATCAGAAAATAAAATGATCGCACATGAAATTAAAACGATCCCAACAAAATCTCTCCAAGATGAGGAATCATCTAGTGATGGAGATACTGAATTTGATTTAGACTTTTAATAAAAAATAAGAAACCATTACGGTTTCTTATTTTATTTTACTTAATTTTAAATACATCATTGAATTGTAATGCTCATAATCATCTGTATAAATAGAGAATGAATTTTCTATTAGTTCATAATTACCATTTGCATATTCAGTATCTGTACTTAATTTATATAATGTGTCGATTCCAAAATAGCTTGGATCGATATTTGATAATGGAATTCCTATACCTTCACTATACTGGAAATTGCTAGTTATAAACATTTCCTCAAATAATTTGTCTTGTAAAGTATTCCAAAAGTATCTAGTTTTTCCATTTGGTTCATCATTATTATACACACGTTTTATTAAATTATGGTCATAATCATATGAATTAAATACAGTTGTTTCACCAAGTACATCGCTATTCACTTTAAGATTAGATATAAATGCAGGTGTATTTTTAAGGTAAAGTCTAATATTACTATCTTCATCAACCATTGGTGTAGTGAATTTATTATCATCACCAATATCGTTTACATCTACAGTTATAACTTCAAATGTATTTGCGTATTGTCTATCTGCATTAAACATCTTGTAAACACTAGTTTTATCAAGATCAAAGAATATTCCAATAGGCGAATTATAAATCCCATAAGTACTTTGTAAATATTTTATTGCGGTTACAATATTGTACGGAGGAATAAGAAGCGAACTTTCTCTTTCTGTATTATCACTATCATCTAAAAATATTTCTTTCTTTTCAACTTGTGATAAGATATTAATAATTACGTCATTTAGTTTTGTATCTTCGTATATTTGGTTTATAAGTGTATTATTCTTTTCTATCAGTTCTTCAGGTATGCCAACTAATTGATATGGCATTACTTTCATTGTTTCTGAAATAGAATCTGAATTTTCATCATCATCTTCTTTATATGTACTAGATGATGCATAAGGCTTATCATAAATTCTTATTGTAGTGCTAATAATTCTCTCATCTATTACAGGTTGCTCTGTAGAATCTTCAGAAAATTCGTTGTCAGTGTCTATATATTTATCAATTTTAAGATTAACTGCAATATCGTTATCTCTCATTATATCTCTTACTTGTTCTGTAGTCATTATATCTATTACGAATAACGGAAAGCTATTTCTTAAATAGTCTTTTTTAATATTTACACTTTTTATAAAACTTGAAATATCTACAGTTGTATCATTAGTACGATCTAATAATGTCGCTTCAACTAGGAATTTCTCTACTTTATTTATATACATTAGAATAAACCCTTGCCATCTGTAGGCTGATTCTTTACAGATAGTTCTTCCATTTCAGTAATTTTTACTTTTAAGTCATCTGATATTCCTTCAGGATATTCAGCTATAAATGCTCTATAATCTCCAAATATTTGTTTAGTTGATAGAAATAGTTCACCAGCATGAGCTAACTCATGGTTAGTTGTTGATAAAGGAACTAAACCAATTAAATTTTCATAATGACATTCCATTACTTCTTTTCCAACATCAAATGATGTAAAATCATCCATGTCAAAAAACTTTTGTAATACAATTGTATCCACTATATCATATAATGAAAAAGGATAATGATGAAATTCTAATACAGCATCGTTACTTGTTATATATGAAAGAATATTATCAACATTCAATGCTGATACTGTTGCTCTAAGATCTTCTACATAATTTTTATATTCTTTAGAAGCTCGAACTAATCTTTCAATATTTTTTATAAATTTCTTATATTCTTTCTCTTCAAAGAATTTATCAAAATAAAAACTCTCTGGGAATGGCGTATCGCTTGATTTAAGGATAGGCTTCCCATTGTTATCATCGAACTCGATATTCCCTAATTTATTTTCTTCCATAATACACACCTCTTTTCATATAATTAGTTGTTTTGTTATCTGTAATATTTTAAATATATATTATAAATATGAAAGGATGTGTTATTATGACTTATTATATGAAGAGAAAATTAAGAAAGTTAATTAGTAAAAACCGATATAGATTATTCTCAGATGAGAATATAAAATCTATATGGGACGGTAAGACTAGAGAGGAACTTGAAGATGAAGTATTTAGTATAACTCGAAAGCTCTCAGAGGAAGAATTGCTTGAATTTAAAAAGGAATATGACTTAGAAGATTTGATTAAATCATATATTGAAAAACTCTATAAGGAAGCTCAGGAAAAGTATGATGTAAAGTTTAGAGGTAAGGCTATCAAGGTAGTGAAATCTGATGGCACGTTATTTACTTATATTAGACCACTTAACCATAAGAAACCTTCAGCATGTTTAAGTTGGGGTATCAAAGGTTTAACTAAGTTTAAAGACTTGGTTGATTCTGGGATGTATGATGTCATTGCACCAAAGATAGATTCGAATGACGGATATGATCATCTTAGAAGCTCAAATTCATATGATGACCAATTAACAGCGGATTACTATAAAGATATTGATTATACAGATGGGTGGGAATAGAAATATTCCCTTCTTTTTTTTTGTTCTTTATACATTTATAGAATCTCGAACAATATTTTATATGAAGAATTGTAGGAGGTAGATAACTATGGCAACGAATAATTTCTCACTTAAATCAGTGGCAGACTTAGAGGCAATGGCAGCATCATATGGAACAAGTGTTGCATCTTTTCTAGAAGATACAGCTACTCCAGAATATGAAATAGCCGATGTTTCTAAAATTGATTTTTTAAATATTTCAACATTTGTAACTAATGCGGTTATTAAAGATGGTACAGCAATTGAAGCTGCTGAAACTGAAGATTATAGTGTTTTTTTCTCAAACAAATTAAAAAAATATTTTGAAGAAGCTCTTACAGTTGATGATATTATAGCTCTTAAAACATTTGTTAATGAATTCAATCAAGACAAGACAGATACAATATATAATAACCTTTATACGTATGTATATGGAGTTAATATTGAAGAAGATGGAATTGATGCTGAATCTATTTTTGGAAGAATTACAAGTACTCTAAAAACAAAAATTAAAACTTTAGTTGATGTTTATATGGTTGATAATTCAACTATAACTAGTGATTTAACTGAATGGTTAACTAGCGCAACAACTAGCACTTATACTGAAATGACAGCTTTAGAATTTTATGATTCGTTATTTACTAAAAGTAAACTAATTGAAGCTATAATCTTAATTAGACTTGTTTATTATATTAATAATGATATTTCAACTATTTTTAGCTCTACAGAGGCATTAGACTTTGAATTTGATGCAATAACTGCAACTACCAATAATGTTGGTACATTTAAAAAATTATCATACTCAAGTAGAACAGATGCTGGTGCAATTGAATACTTTAGAAGAACTGAAAATTCTATTCAAATAAAATCAAATGATGGCTCTATTTTATTAACATTGCCATTAAATATAACAGAAGCTATTGGTGACTCGGCATTTAGTACTTTTAGTACTGAAATTACTAAAGAAGTATTTAGTACTCTTGAGACAGAAAACTCATTATCTGCAATATTTAGTACATTAGAAGATTCATTATATGAATTCCTTACAACTCTTTATGATAGTGAAGAATCTAACGAACAAGATTATTTTGGTACTGATACAAGTCGATTAATTCAAACTAAATTAAATGCGGCTTATACTAATACTGCAAAATTATTCAAAAATAAAGACTTAATTCAAGATAATTGGTTTAATTCTACAGCAATGGTTGATTCTAAGAATTATGCAAATGAATATGAAACTACAATTGCAAAAGATGGACAGCAACTTATATTTATTGATGCCAAGGATATGATAATATCAGGTTTATCGGATCTACAATTAAATGGTACTGACACAACAGATGGATTATTAGATTTATTCTCTGGTATAGACACAACTCAACGTCTTACTTATACAGTTTTATATAAAGAACTTAATATAAAATTAAGAGAACAATGTTTAATTGATTCTCAAGAATACATTATATCACGATTAATTACAACAACTCCTGGAAAAGAAATCCTTTTTGCAACAAATAAAAGTGGAATATCTTTTTCAAGTAGTGCTGATACGTACTATAAAAATTATATAGAACTTGATTCATTATTCCAAATAAGCGATGACTTTTATAGATACAAATACTTTTATAATAATGCTTACATTACTAGACTTTCAAATGAAACTGATTTAGTTGGATATTATGTTGGAGATTCTTCAACTCTTAGTGAATTCACTAATAATTATGGTGATAAAGACTATGAACAACGCGAAATTGAAAACTTCTTAAATATATATCAAGAAACTAGAAACTATTATTATAAAGTATTATTAAATAAATCATTCATTCAAGAAACAGAATATAAATTATACGAACGATTATTTATTAGCTTCTTTTCAATCGAGAGATTTATGAATGCTAAAATAGATAATATACATGATCCAGATTTCTTCAACTCAACAGACATCTATAACTTTCTTGAGTCTTATGGTCTAGGTGTTCTTAATGATAAAGCTTATGACTTTATTCTTGAAGAAAAGGATTATAAAATAAATATCATAAAACTATTTAACGAGTTAGTTAAGTTAAAAGGTAGCCGTGATGTTATATCAATATTATTACAAGTATTTGAAGTTGGGGATTTAGAAGCTGAAATTAAAAAATTCTTAATCTTAGAAAATACTGATTATACTGATGGTACAAAAAATACAACGGGCACTATCAAATTTGTTGAGGTACCTTACTTTTCAGATAATGGTTCTAGAGAAATTTATAGTGCTCTTGAAACAGCAACTAATTATGAAGAATTTTTAGCTGATGACCCATATTGAGATACTGACGCTATTCCTGAAAGTACGTTATTAGGATTAGGCTTGGATGTGTCTGAAACTAAATATTTAAGCTTAACATTATCAGAAAATATTTATAAAAAATACATATTATCAAGATATATGATGTCAACACTTGAATATCTTGAGACTAATCTTGTAAATGATGATGATGATCCTGTTTTATATAACACATACTTAGACACTGGTGAATTATTTAATGTATCAACTGAAGTTAGTATACACAGTTTGTTTGAAGCTGTAAAAGTAAAATATAAAGCGCTTTTAAGATTATATGCACTTGATGAGACTTTAGTGAATTATGTAGATCCTGGTAGTGCTAACACATATTATGGAATCAATACTAGTATTGATTGAACGTTCTTAACTACTGGTCTTTTAGCTGATTATACATACGGTTTTACAGGAACTACATTAACTAATTTTACTAAAGCTCATGTAGCTGATGCTATCACTGGTGGTACCGAAACAACATTTGACAGATTTAATATTTATAAAGAATCTACAGACCGAATTAATTTTGATAATAGACTTGATACGCTTAATTTATACTATAGAGAATATGACTATACTCAAAAAACAGAAACTGCTAGACAATTAGAAGACGTAATATTTTCAACACACAAAACATCTTATGGAAAAACCGATGTTAATAATAAATACCAAAATTCTGGTCCATATATGATAAATTTATTTGAAGACCTTAACTTGTTAAGAATAGATAATACCGATGATAATTTATGGATGTATATTACTTCTAAATATTGGAATGATGATTATGAACAACCAACATCAACAACATATGATCCAAGTGGCTTGAACTTAAACTACAAGGATTTATATTATAAAGCAATTGAAGGTATTATGAAATTTCCAGTTGATTTATTTAATGGATTGCTTTCACCATATTCTGATTCAGAATTATATCACAACGAAGCATTCCAAACTTTTACTGAAGATATATTTACCAATGTATATCAAAGTTCAGAAGACCCAATATTTGTAGATACAACTACTGGATATACAAAACCAGCTGATTTAGGTACATATTTAGATGAAGCAATTGCAATTGCTAATAATGGAACAGAATTAACTGATTTAACAGATGATGAACGTACAGAAAAAATTGCTGAATATACAACTGATATATTAACACTTATAAACGGTTTACAAAGTTTATTTTCTTCTGAAGCCTATATGCAATGGTCATTATCACTAAAAGGCCAAGAAGAAGCTACACTACAATTTGTACAAACAGCTGTAGAAATTTTCTTGTCATATACAACAGAATTATATTATACAACATTTAAAAAAACATATGATTCTTACTCAGAAATAGTACCATTTGCAGAAAAAATTACACAACAATTAGAAGCTCATAAAATAGATATGGTCTACTATGATGAAACATTAAATATTGAAACACTTACAGAAGGAGTTGAGTAATATGATGGTAAATGATTATGTTAAAGTACAAGATAATATTGGTCCTAAAGGATATGTTATCTTTAAAAAAGCTGATGGTACAGTCTTATTTGAAAAAGAAAATATGGTTGTAGCTGAAGGACGAAAATATATTCGTGAAATATTTATTACAAACTCATTTCTAACTTCTGGATTTGTATACAACAAAGAATATACAGATTATGAATTAACAAAAATTGCTTTCGGGGCTGCTGGAAATGCTACAGCTTTAGATACAGAAGCTCTAGGCTCTATAATTAATGATCCTAAACTAGAATTAACAAAAGAAATAATTGAAGCTTCAAATGGACAAATGTACATTGTATTTAAAGGTAGTATTACTCCAGATACAGGACAAATAATTCGTGAATTAGGATTATATTTAAGTAATGGAACACCTGCAGAAGATATACTTTTCTCAAGAGTTGTATTTGACCCAGTTCCTGTTGAAGCTGATGAAACATATAATTTAAATTATTATCTATACTTTTAAGGAGGCTCTACGATGACAGAATTTAATATAAAAGACACACTTAGAGTCTCTGACTCTAAAATAAAAGGTTTTGTAATAATGCAAGACCAAGATGGAAAAACTATATTTGCTAAGTCAAATATGATTGTTGAAGCTGGTAGAAATTTTATTATGGATTTAGTATATAATCAAGTTGCAACTGCTGTAATGGATACACGATCTTTTAGTCATATAGAATTTGGCTCAGGAAATGGTATAACAACACCAGACCATACTGAACTTGAAACTCCTATTACAGCAATAACTGATATAGATATTACATCTGACACAGATTTAGTATGATCTGAAGTTATAACAACATATAGTACAGGAACTAGTCTTCCAGCAACTGCAGTTATTGGAGAATTATTTATATTTAATAATGATGATGAAGGATTTGATCCAGCATCACCAATAACATATGATTTATATACAGCTACAGCAACAGATACTTGAAATGCTGGAGTTCCTTTAACAGATGCTCTTACTCTTCCAACTATAACAACAGAACCTCATGGAACTTATATTTTTGCAACTAACAATAACAAATTATATTATGTATCATATATTTTAGAAATATTACCAACATCTGTTGGGCTTGGTCTTAAAATTGTGATTAATGTTACTGGAAATGCTGGAGTACTTACTTCAGGAACTGAATTAGGAATATTGTTATCAGACGATACTTTATTCTCAAGAATTGTATTCGATGCAATCCCATTAGCTGCTAATTTTAGCTACAAACTTACATACTACATATACTTTTAAGGAGAGACGAAAATGATAAAAATTGAAGAGAATCAAATTGAAGAATTTTACGAATTAATTTCTAAATCAGATCTTATGAGCATTAACACTTCAAAATCTACGCTATTCTTCCCAATCGGGCTAGAAAGTATTCAAACAACAGAATCTGAACCTGTAATGTTACTTGAAGAGAAAGACAGAGTCGGAATGTCAGGATCTAAACGTTTTGTTAGAACTGGCCTAGTTGTTATGCCATATGTTAATGAAAATGGTGACGATGTTACAAAATTAGAAATAGGCTATATAACAACTGAATATGCTGTACCTTTTATTATAAAAGATCACTACAGATATTTAAGAAAAAGCTCATTAAAACAAAAAGATGTTGGAAAACTTCAAAATTTAGAAGCATATTTAGTACGAAACGAGTATGTTTTAGGAACATTTAAGTATTAAAATTAAACTAAAAAATTTTTAAGTTTAAAAAAGGAGGCGATTATCTTGAAGCGAAAACTTACGATAGAAGAAACAAAAGCTTTATTAGCTTTAACGAAAGATGATATAGATATGAATTTGCTTAGAAATTTCTTTGCAATTAGAATGGGTCAAGATGAAGCAAGATTTAATACGTTTGATACCTTTAGACTTCCAAAAGATCGTCTTTATAATTCACAATCTATTGAAACTACAATTGGTAGATACTTATGAAATTTCTTTGTTATTCCAGACCAATTTCTTAAAAAATTTGAGTATCGAGACGCTGTATTCGATAAAAAAACTGTAGGGATCTTTGAAAAGAAACTTGCAAATATGCTGCTTAACGATGAAATAAATACTGAAGATTATGGTCATTATTTAAATTGTGCTGAGTGAATAACACTGGGAATTACATACTTTATATCACCTACAATGGATTATGATATGAATATCCCGATCCCAGAAGTTATTAAGCGTAAAGAAGAATTGTTCGAAAAGTATGCAAAAGAAATTAAAGAAGGCGACCCAAATGCGGTTAGTATGATCGAAGCCGAACTTATTACATTAAGCCGCAAGCTTATCAAAGAAAAAGGTAATGAAGGTTATGATTTCTTTGAAAGTGGCGCATTTAGTTTTGAAAATAACTATAAGAAAACCTCTATTATGGGTGGAATTATTGAAAATCCATATACTGGAAAACTTGATGTTCTTAAATCAAATTATATGCAAGGTATATCTCAAGAAGAATTTCCATTATTCGCTAACTCAACAATTACTGGTGGATATGCTCGTGGTGTTGAAACCCAAAAAGCTGGTTATGAAACTAAGAAGATTAACAATGCTGTTCAAAATGTAATACTTGATGATGCAACTACAGATTGTGGAACCACCCAATATATAACAACCGTAATTCCGGCAGCTATGCAAAGTATGTTTCTATACAGATATGTACTTGATGGTGGAAAAGAAGTTATGCTAGATGAAAAAAATATGTCTAAATTTATTGGTCGAGAGATTAAAATGCGATCAGCAATGTATTGTAAGAATCCTCAAATATGTAATAAATGTGCTGGTGAATTGTATTATAAACTTGGTATAAAGAATGCTGGATTACTAGCATCTACAATGTCAGGATCATTAATGAATTTAGCACTTAAAAAAACACATGACCAGACAATTAGATTTAACAAGATACATATAACAGATTATATAACGAAACGATAAGTATGAGAGAAATCTCATACTTTTTTTTATGCATATATTATAACTATAAGGAAGGGTGAGTATATATGAGAAAGAAAACAAAAGAATATGAACAAGACATAGAAGGACACTTAGTTTATCGCCTAGGAATTGATTTAAGCCCTAGTCAGCAAGATTATATAACTATAATTAATATAATAAATAAATATACAAACGACCAATTTAAATTAAAACATACTGGACTATTAATTCTAGGTGATATCACTAATATAGTACAAAGTAGTGATGGTACCTTAATAGAGTTTGATATACAAAATACTCTTGATATACAAAATACTTATGATGTTGATACCGAAACATTAATATGTTATTTAGCTGATGATCTAGATCTTGAATATATTAATTTAATGATTAACACTAATCTAGCGTATTATAGAAGACCCACACCGTATACACCTATTTCAGATTATAATAAAATAAACATAGAATTATTAAGACTAAATAAACATATAACTAATGATATACTATTGTGGTTAAAATTGAAAGGCTATTAGAAAGGAAAAATTATGGGACTAGATTTAGCTGTAGGAGATGGCGGAGATTATTGTAGAGGCTATGGAACCTATCACGGAATAAAAGATATGATACTAGAATATTATGGCATTACAGATTCTATCGACTATTGTTATAGAAATGAAACAAAGGAGTATCCAGAAATTAATTTTGATATACTAGATAAATTATATGGAACTCCAAATAATAAAGAAGATCTTCAGACATACAAAGATTTTTTAAATCTATTAGACAAAGAAGGTATTAAATCTCTAGCAATTATGGTATGTTACTCAGATTGTGACGGTAAGATTCGTTGGCAAGATTGTGCCAATATGAATCATATGATTGAAGCAGTAATTCCAAAAAAAGAAAAAATTAATGGAACAGTAGATCCAGACTTAGATTGGACGCTAAGTGCACTTCAAGCATTACTAAATGATTTTAAATTAGCTGTTGAAATGGAAGAAGATGTAATATTCTGCTAATATAAAAGATTAAAACATTAAAAACATAAAATTATATTGAAAAATATATTAT